TGAAAATGGGTTGTGAATAATCTTGACAACGACCCAGTTAAAATCTTTAGAAAAATCTATGACAGTATGTATGCAAACTTACAACCAGAAACCATACCTCACGCTGTTCTAATTATTGCCGACTATCAATACAAATCTGCTTTTGTGGCAGACCAAGAGATTAATCTTGTGGCGTGTTTGACTGAATTGATGTCGTCAGTCAAATTCAAATGATAGTAGATAATAAAAAAATACTAGGCGATATTGGTGAAAAGATAGTTGCTAATTATCTTAATGAAAAAGATTGTAAAGTGAAACTATCTACGGATCCTTGGGATAATAAAAAAGATATGAGGGTGGATGATAAATCTTGTGAAGTTAAATGCCAGGTTCCTTATGTTCTTGAAAAATGTTTTACTCTTAAAAAGAATCAATTAAATAAATGTTTGAGTGCTGACCACTTTGTAATAGTTCAGGCGCCTTGTAAATACCTTAATGAGGCGGCTTTATGGTCAATTCGTAAAGGATTTGAATACGGAACCGTAAGATTGAAAAATGGAGATGAAAGATATTCTATACCCATGCAACAAGATGCTGTTGTAAAGAAGATGGATATAGTTGGTAAAGATAAAGACCTATTAAGAACTTACGCTACAGAGGTTTAGTGTGTACGAATTAAAAGAATATCTGAACGCCATCAATCACACAAAAAAGAATGTGATGGATTCAGAAGATACAATGTGGGTTAAAAAGTACCCTGCATTTATAGTCAATAAAGTCCTGTCTGGTTTTCAAGACACCATAATGCTTGTCAACGAAATGAATAGAAACCATTTCCTTGATAAAGATATGCAATTTCAGTTCCTACTAAATAGTATTAGAAGTAAAAAAAGGTATAGTCCTTTTTTGAGAGCTAGGAAATTAAAAGATATTGAGTGTGTAAAGGAGTATTATGGATATAATAATGAAAAGGCCAAAACTGCTCTTGATATACTCACCAAGAAAGAGTTGAAATTAATTAAAGAAAAATTATACAAAGGTGGGAAAAAATGAATGAATTAGATAATGGTTGGCATCCTGAAAAGATGCTGGAAATCCAATTAAAAGAACCAGATGATTTTCTAAAGGTTCGAGAAACACTAACGAGAATTGGCGTTGCCTCGAGGAAAGACAAAAAGTTATTCCAATCATGCCACATTCTACACAAACAAGGAAGATATTTCATAGTTCATTTTAAAGAGCTGTTTGCATTGGACGGTAAGTTCGCAAATTTTTCTGAGAATGACCTTGAAAGAAGGAATACTATTGCTCAATTATTAAGTGATTGGGGTTTGATTACTATAATAAATAAAGAAGGCATGGATAAGAAAGCGCCTCTATCACAAATCAAAGTTCTGGCGTTCAAAGAAAAAGACGAATGGGACCTACAAGCAAAATACAACATAGGCAAAAAAATAGATGACGAACAAGACGCCGAAGTTTAGAGATTTTATTACAGAAGAAAAAGAAGAATCATATCGTTTGGTTATTCTTTCACATGATGATGCTGAGGATCCAAATAAGACAGGCGATTTAATAAGAGAGAAGGCTAAGAAACTTGGTATAAAATGTATATTGGGTGAGTTTGTTGGTGCTTATACTTCTTATGATATTAAAAATGATGAATTATATATCAATACATTTCCTGTCGCAAAGGGTGGCGCTGTCGCTCAACCCGACCCTAAAAAAGAAATCAAATACGACAAACCTTTTAAACTAAATCCAGAAAATACAATTATAATGTCAAGAGGACTTGGAACACCTGGTGTTTCTGGTAACAAATCTTGGTATGATATGATAAAGGATTTTGAACACAAAGGGTTTACAGTTATCAATACAAATAAGTGCCACGACATTTGCTCTGATAAAGTAATGAATCAGATTATTTTTGACAGGCACGATTTCAATTCACCAAAAACAGTTAGAGTATTACATTCGGAAGGTTCAGAAAAAGCATTAGAAGATTTAGATAGTGAATTTCCTATCATATTAAAAACTGGTACAGGCTCACGAGGAGTCGGAGTTATTCTAGTTGAAAGTGCCGCTTCATTACAATCAATCGTACAGTTATTGTATAGAGAAAATGAATTTATCGACATCATCTTACAAGAACGAATTGAAACCGATTATGATGTAAGAGTGATTGTTTGTGGTGATGAAGTTGTGGGCGTAATGAAACGACCTATTGCTAAAGGAGATTTTAGAAGTAATGTATCACAAGGTTCTGAACCAGTACCACACAAATTAACCGAATTAGAAATAAAAGAATCATTAGCGGCAGCAAAAGCAGTTGGCGGTATTGTAGTTGGAGTAGATTTTATTCCAGGAAAAAATAGAGAAAAAGATAGACCTTATTTTATAGAAGTTAATTCAACACCAGGTTTAATTGGTATTGAAGAAGCATTAAAATCAGATGGCAGTATTGTAGAAAAAATACTGAAAAAGTTACAAGATAGAAGTTTGTGGGCGACCGCTTGACAAACTAGTTAGATTATAGTATAATAATGAAAAAGGAGTGAAAATGGCAAAAAATCATCAAACAGAAAACCCACTATATAAAGCGTTAATGAAACGAGCAGAAGCTGATGTAGCAACTGCAATTGCTTCGTTGATGGTTTATTTCGATAATCCTTCGTCAGGCACAAGTCTGAAGGAGATGGAACATCTATTAACCGAAGTATCAAAAGCAGAGCAAAAGATTGAAACATTAAATAAACATTTCAACAATACTCAGATATAATTAATGAAATTCTATACAAGTGTTCTTCCACATAGGGGACGGTTGTTAGTTCGTGGTGTTGAGAATGACGGCACTCAAAAAAAATATAGAATTAATTATAAACCTTCTCTTTTTATTCCGACTGCTAAAGAGTCGAAATATAAAACATTGGATGGTCGTAATGTTTCCGAAGTAAAATTTAGCAGTATTCCTGAAGCCACAAAGTGGATAAATGAATACAAAGATATTACTAATTTTGAATATTTTGGTAACACAAAGCACCAATATCCATTTATTGCAGAAGAATTTCCAGACAAAATTGATTGGGATTTAGCTCAAGTTAAATTACTCACAATCGATATTGAATGTGAAAGTGAAAATGGTTTCCCTAGTCCCGATAAAGCGGATGAACCTTTAATCTGTATTACGGTAAAAGACCACACATCAAAAAAGATTATTGTTTTCGGTATGGGTAATTTTGTCAATGACCGAGAAGATGTTCAGTATATTAATTGTGTAACCGAAACCGGTTTGATAGAAACATTTACACGATTTTGGGTCGAATACAATCCTAATATTATCACAGGATGGAATGTAAAGTTCTTTGATATTCCTTATTTGATGAATCGTTTTCGATATCTTATGGGTGATGAATGGATTTTACAATATAGTCCTTGGGGTGTAGTCGAACAGCGAAGTACAAGAGGTTATAACAAACAAGAAAATTTTTATGATATTTTAGGTGTTGATGTTCTCGATTATTTGGACCTGTATCGTAAACATACATTCGTCAGGCGAGAAAGTTATAAACTCGATTATGTTGGTGAAGTCGAGTTAGGTGAAAACAAGAACGAAAATCCATACGACACTTTCAAAGAATTTTATCAGAACGATTATCAGAAATTTGTTGAATATAATATCCAAGATGTTGAATTAGTCGATAAGTTAGAAGATAAAATGCAGTTGATTGCTTTGCATTTGACAATGGCTTACGAGGCGAAAGTTAATTATCAAGATGTATTTGGTCAAGTTAGAATTTGGGATACTATTATCTACAATCACTTACGCTCAAAGAATATTGTGCCACCTGCAATTACAGAATCGAAAGAATCCTTTGGTTATGAAGGTGCATATGTAAAAGACCCTGTTGTTGGTTTTCACGATTGGATTGCAAGTTTTGATTTGAACAGTTTGTATCCACACTTGATTATGCAGTACAATATATCTCCAGAAACAATGGTTGGGTTTGAACCTAATAGAGTCAATGTAGAAAATATGTTGAATCAAGAATCTGATTTGTCTGACCTTGAAAATAGGACTATGACGCCAAATGGCGCTCAGTTTAGAACAGACAAACGAGGTTTTCTTCCAGAACTGATGGATACTTTATATCAAGAACGAGTTATCTACAAAAAGAAGATGTTGGAAGCGAAGTCCTTGTATCAACAGACAGGTGATAAGAAGTATTGGTTTGATATTGCAAAGAATCACAACATACAATTAGCGAGAAAGATTGCATTGAATAGTGCTTATGGTGCTATCGGCAATCAATACTTTAGATATTTTGATGTAAGACACGCTGAAGGTATTACAATGGCAGGACAATTGACAATTCGATGGATTGAAAGAGATGTCAATGAGTTTTTAAACAAGATGTTAAAGACAACAAATGTATCCTATGTTGTGGCGTCCGATACAGATTCTATCTATATTCGTTTGGGTGAAGTTGTTAATAGAATATTCAAAGATAAATCCGACACAAGAAAGGTTGTTAGAATAATGGATAAGTTTTGTGAAGAAACATTACAACCACAAATCGATAAGTCGTTTGAAAAACTTGCTAAATATGTCCATGCATATGAACAAAAGATGATTATGAAACGAGAAGTTATCGCAAACAAAGCTATCTGGACTGCAAAGAAAAGATATATTTTGAATGTATATAACGAAGAAGGTGTTGAATTAAAAGAACCGAAACTAAAGATTATGGGTATTGAGGCAGTTAAAAGTTCTACTCCTGCTCCATGTCGAGCCAAAATTAAAGAGGCATTGAAAGTTATTATGACCAAAGATGAACCTGCATTGATTCAATTTATAGATGATTTTAGAAAACAGTTTAAGAAGTTACGACCAGAAGATATTGCTTATCCTCGTTCATGTAACAATCTTAAAAAGTATAGTTCGAGAACAACAATATATAAGAAGTCGTGTCCAATTCATGTGAGAGGTTCTTTGTTATATAATAATCTACTAAAGAAACATAAGTTAAAGAAGTATGAGCAAGTCCAAGAAGGCGACAAGATTAAATTTGTTCAGTTGAAAGAACCAAATCCGTTGAGAGAAAATGTAATATCTTTTATTGGGGTTTTGCCAAAAGAGTTTGACTTGCACAAATATATCGATTACGACAATCAATTTGATAAATCATTTTTAGAACCATTGAGATTTATCGTTAATGCAATTGATTGGAATTTTGAAAGACAATCAACACTAGATGAGTTTTTCTAATGACAGACGAGGAATTAAGGGGATTTATTGCATATTTTAAGGTTGAGTTACCAAATCCTGAG